CAGAAGTATTAGCTGGGAAATTACCACCACCAATACCAGTTGCGGCAGATCCTGTTGGTGAAGTGTCTAAATCAGTGGAAACAACACTTGTGATGATTGCTTCAGCACTTGTATTGACATTAAAAACTATATCATTTCTTCCAACGAAAGTCTGACTTGACCAGTTAGTAATTGTTGAGTCGGTTAGTTCTGTTGATGAAGTTCCAGCTCCCATTGTTCCTCTGTTAATTAGAGATTGGAGCTCTTGAAAGGTTACGCCCTTATCATCTGTGAAGAAGTTTCTATCAACACCATTAACAAAGATTAATTTGTCACCCATCTGCTTACTGGTTATCACAGCAGTCGAACTCTTTCCGGAAAGGACTAAATCCCATTCTGTAGTCGAGGTATTATACTTCCAAATCTTGCCTTCACCAGAAACAAACATTGTAGAATTGTTCTGTTTGTCTATATATTCGTGGACTCCTGTGAGGGTTGGTCTTGATGATATTTGTGTTCCAAAGCGTTTAATTCCTTGTCGTTTTTCGGCTTGCCCGAAGATATTAACGAAACGATTAACAAAATTATTAGCATATTCAACAGGTTGTTCTGCTTGAGAAAATTCAGTGCCTAAACCACGATATGGAACATTGTATCTAACAATTCTCATCTATATCTTGATCTCCCAAAAGAAGGTTTAAAAAAAGTATTAGAGCCACTATCGGAGTTAAAACGATTGTAAGCTTCCTTTAATCCTTTTTCAAAATCTGCTACATAGGCTGCATATTGTTGAGTTGGTGATCCACCTGATTCTTCTAGGCATTTTCTAGCTACTAATCCATCAACTAATATACTAGGATGATATTGAGGAGTAATACTAGCGTCAGCAGTGGTATATTGTCTTGGTTTTTGATAATAAGTTATTTTGAAAACTTTATTATTCTCATTAGAACTTGGTATTGGAAATACCCTAACCTTTGGATTGGCATATTCATCAACCCCAATTATTGCCCATTGACGAGGACGGCTAAAAGTTCTTGATCTATTAAGTCTAAGAATGTCGTCTAGGGTAGTAAGCCACATTGAGGATATATCAGTGTCAAAAGCTATTTCGTGGATGTTTTTAACTAAAGCACTAGTTTCAATTGAATAGTCAGCAACTGATACAGAAGCAGTTACTTCCACTTCTCTTATCATTTCTTTCCAATTTCCATAATCAGAAACTTCGTTTACAACATCATTAAGAAGCTCGACCATTAATTTAGAATCAAGGTCTGCCGTTAGTGATGAGACTGTATTTAAAGCAAATTTTTGTCTAGCTTCATTTACAATTTCTAAAATTGTTTTTCTTATATCTGATGCTGCCATTATCTATTAAAGGTTGCTGTGTAATATTGTGCACTTGTTATATGATAAATTTGAGCTACTTTTCTATCTGGAATATCGAAGGCAGCTCCATTGGCTAGGTTATTAAATTTAGCACCACTTGTAGGATATACCTTGCAAGAAGCGGAAACATCTGTAATGATTGTTTGAACAAATCCAGCTCTATGGCGAGAAATAATCAAAGCATCTTGTGCTGCGCTAGTTACAGATTTAATAACTGATATTGCTTCTGTTAATGATTTTGCTGCTGCTGTGGTTGTTCCTGTCGCTGCAACTGATGTATCTAATCCAGTTCTGAAATAAACTACTCTAGCCGCACTTGCGGAGATATTTTGAGCATTTATAAGATTGAATTCTCCACCGCTCGCACTTACCATGTTTGCGTTAATGCGATTAGTATTAACTACGGAAGCTGATACTATAGTTGCGTTTACTGCTGAAGCATTGACAGATCCATTCGTAAAGAAGTCCTGAGCATAAACAGCACCTGATGCAGTAACATCCCCTAGAATCTCTAAAGGGAAGTCAAAGGTTTGTTTTGATGATGTACTAATTGGAAGAAAGCTATCGAAAATATCTGAGTAATCACTACCAGTTGGTATGTCGTTACTTTCAAATACTGTCTTTAAATATGCTGGTGTTCTTATTGTCATGTTGCTTCTGGATAAATTATAAAGCTACAACCAATTGACATGTCACCAACGCCACTTGCTTCGAACAAGTGATCTGCTGGCCCATTTCTTCTGGCTGTAACACTAGTGTTGCCAATAAATACTGACTCATAATTACAAATATGAGAAGTTACTGGAATTAGATTCATAAATGGCAAAGGCCTAGGGTCGTTAAGACCTTTAACAAAGTTTTGTGGATGTTCGTCATCTGCAAATCTCTTAGTAATTAATCTTCCGATATAATCACGAACGATCTCTCCAGAATAACGAACTACTCCACTTTCTTCGTCTTGAACTAGCCATTGACCACTTTTGAAATTTCTTCTTCCGCTTCTATACATTTTATAAAAGAGTTAAATTATTCCTACTACTGTAGCCGCTCCTGATGAGGTTACTTTAATAACCTGAACATGAGTAGCTGGTAAAGATATACCAGTACTAATATATGTTCCATTGCCACTTACAAAAGTAGTAACTGTTGCAGTCACTTCTACAGAGGTAGTTTTATCACCATTCGGTAGAAAAGTAGGCACAACAGTCTTAACTAGAATTTGTATTGGGCAATTTACACTAGTCCTATAACCAGAAATTGATCTATCTTGAGAGCCAGAATAATTACAATCTACTTGAACCCAAGGAGAAGCTCCTGATGCAGAAACAGCAGCAAGGAAAGTATGTGGTTTTAAGATAATGTTACTAGACATCTTAATTATGCGTTTTGGGTTATAACATAAGGAATATATAAAACACCACCACCGGCTGTAGGATTAGCTCCAGAAGCAGCAGTGACAGATATAAGAATGTCTCCACCTAAACCACGCATATTAGCAGCAGAAGTATTCATTACTGTTGCTTGAACTGCATTTAATCCAACCAAAGTTGCATATTTGTTGATATTTCCTGGAATGCCAAGACTTAAAGTAGTTCCTGCTGAAACAGAAAAAGCCGAAGTCATAGTAAGCCAAGGTTTACCAACCAAATCTGCGTTAGCAGGTAATGCAGCAGATGTCACTGTAGAATTAGTGAACTGAATTCTTTTTACTAAGTGAACTTCAGAAAGAGTGTCTTTAGTAGTATTACCTACATCTTGACCTACTCTAATTCTGTTTGTGAATGTTGTTTTGCCTGTCATTTTTATTTAAGAAAGAATTTTGATAAAAAAAAGGGGGATTTTATTCCCCCTAATTTAGTTACGCTCCTGGAGAGCCATAAGCTGCGCGCCAGTCAGCTGGAATACCAGTTGCAAAACGCTTAGTGATAACGATGTTAAGATTTTGAGTTCTGTCATCAGAGAATTTATCAATTTCAGTGTCTCTTCTTACATAAGAAGTTAAGCCACCTAATTCGATGTTATTGATTAAGAACCAAGCATCTTGGTCAGTCAAAAAGTTAGTAGAAACAAGTTTCAACTTCATGTTTGAAATCACATTGACATCGTTGTCATTGCTTCCAGTTGCATATTTAGTTTCAAGAATTTTTCTTGCAGTAAAATATAAACTTCTAGGAACAACTAGAGTTTTTGGCTCAATGTTCAATCTTTTACCTTGGTCATCACGGAAATCCATGATGTCGATAAAGGCATTTTCAAGAGCAGTTTGAGTCAAGTCAGTAGCGTCAGTTGGTCTGTTTTGACCAGTTCCGCCACCTACAAGAGCATGGTTAGTTGCAAAGAAAACTGATCCATCAGGTCCAGTGTAATTCGCATCAAAACCATTATTCAACACATTAGTGTGAACAATTTCTTCTTGATGAATCATTGAACGAGCTCCCATTGCAGGAATTTGCTTAATAATATTGTATTGATCGTCTTCAACCATCTCACGAGTGATTGTAACGCCCAATCCATAAGTATTGTGCAAATATTCCTTTTGGTAACCTTGAAAAATATCAGTGAATGAAATTTCATCACCTTGCTCTTTCAAAGCAGCAGTTGGTAAAGAAGTGATACCTTGCTCTTTTTCAAAAGCTTTATCAGACTTCTTAATATCAAAGAACTCTTTGTATTTTACTTCGTGTTCTTTGTACTTATGGCCGAATATCTCCGCAATTCCTGGGTAGAGTAACTCGGCTAATTTAGAGGTTGCAATAGTCATATGTTTTTACTTATTTAAATTGTTATATTAGAAACCAGTTGTTTGATATAGTTGTGGATTAGTCATTCTAACTAAAACACCGCCACCTGATGCAACATCCGCAGTTCTTCCAGTTTGAGAAGTCTCGAAAGGAGAGATTTCAACAATCTTGAATACTCTGTTTGCAGAAGTTCCAATAGAAGCACCTTTTAGGTTATATCCACTGATACCAGCTCTAGTATTAGGAGCGCCGGCAGACACATTGATATTAGAACCAATTAGTCCTACAGAAGCAGTTACATCAATTTGTGCTCTAAAAGTAGCATTTCTATCAATGATTACTTCAGCAAAACCAGCAGCACCAGAAGTTAAATAAGGGCCATTGTTTGGTTGAGAGAAAGTAAGTGGTCTTTTTTCACCACCAACATTTGAATAAACCGCAGCAATTACACCGATCATGTCAGCAGAAGAAGCAGAAACTAGTGAAAGTTCACCATTTCCGTTTAATCTTACTGGATCACCAGGATAATAAGCATTGTTAGCAGTTGCTAAAACTTTATAAGTTTTAGTAACAGGAGCCATACCACCAGTTTGAGCTAGGATAAAGCCTTGACGAGCATTTGACATTTTTTATATTATATTAAAGTTATTAATCAAACCCAGTATTAGGGTCAATAGTAGTTACATTTCTGGCGTATCTAGGATCATTCTTAGAAATTAATTTCTTAACTTCCTCGCTAGAGAGAGCTTGTTGAGTTCTTGCTTCAGTTTCTTCCCTGTAATATTGTTCTCTTTCAAGAGCCATTTCTTCAGGAATAACCATCGCAACTAACTCATTTCTCTTAAGAATCGTAGCTCCACCATGAGCATCCGTTGCACGCTGTTCATAATCACTGTTTTTTAGTTCTGGAAACTTAGTTTTATCCAAGATTTCCCAACCTTCGGCTTTCTTTCTAGCAATATTTTGAGGAGAGTCTTCGCACCATCTGACACGATAGCCATCTGGTCTTACAACAGTTCCTAATCTACTTGCTGGCTTCCAGCTAACTGGTTTTGCCGCTTTTGATTCGGGATTTAAGCGTTTAATTGTATTTCTACTTTTCATGTTTTCTCCTTAAAATTATTTTCTAAAATTTGCCATACTGATTGGACCAGAACTCGCAGCTTTAACCATACGAGCATAAGATTTTTCGTCTATACCAAGTTTAGCAGCATAAGAACGCTGTAAATCTGATAAGACATTTGCTTGACTTGCCTGTGAACTACCTATTGTTGTATTACTTGATAATACTGGGGGGTATCTAAGAGATTCCTTTGGAGAGCTATTTAAACCCATCATCTTATCTACTTCACTCATGACTGTAGAAAGAGATGGTCTTTTACCTGTTTGTCTGATAAATTTATTAGAAACTGCGGCCGCTAGGTCGATTGCATCAGCTTCACGAGGATCACCTTTTTGCAACCAAGGTCGCACTAAAGATCCATCATCGTTCTTTTCTAATACAATTCTATTAGCTTCAGCAACTTCTTGGGGACTGTATTCCTGATTGGCAACAGCCTTTGGTTTCGGATTATTCTGAACCTGTTGTTGATTTAAAACTTCAGCTAACTTTATTTCTGTTTTAAAGTCAACTAATTTTTCATTAATTCGTGCTGCTGATTCATAATCATAATTTCCTATTGCCTCATTATATTGAGAACGCAACTGGGTGAGAGTAGTTTCCTCATCTTGTTTACTAAAACGATTCTCAATCGCAAATAGTTTTCTAGCTAGAATTTCTTCATTCTTACCCTTTTCCTCTAAAGTAGAAGTTAATCTGAGTAACTCATCTTTTAAAAGATTATTGCTTTCATCAGAAGTTTTAACTTGTTTATAGAGATAATTAATTTTTTTCTGAACTTGGGGATCATTTACATCTACAAATTCACGAGGATCAAAACTTTCTTTTTCTGCCTCTTCTTTTACTGGAAGTTTTAAGGTTTCCCGTTTCTCTTCTTTTACTTCCTCTTTTACTTCTTCAAAAGTTTGTGGTTTATTAGACTCACTTTTGATAGCCGCTATTGCATTATCCAATGTGGATTCTGCATTTACTACTTCCTGATTATCAGGTATATTTGCCTCTGTCATTTAAATGCCTTGTTTTTGATTAATAAAGAATCTCTCCTAGAATATCTTCGTCGGAACAGATATAATATTCTTCTTCAGTTCCAGGAAACTTTAACCAGTCTCCAGCAAACCTAGAAAACATTATTTTTTTGCCTATTAAGGCCTTTATCGGATCATCACAAGTTTCCCCTACATCTAGGACTATTCCCATACAAGGAGCATTTCTTTTAGCTTGGTCAGCATTACAATTAATAATGAGGCCAGACTTTGTTTTTTCTTCGGCTAATTCTCTTTGAATTAGAACACGATTAAAAAAGGGCTTAAGCAGTAAATTTTCTTTTGTCATTCCTAAATACTAAGTTAATTGTTATCAATTAAAAACCACGCAAAGCATCAATCAATGCTTGGCCACTCAACCCGGTGTTTATTCCCTGAGAACCTAAATACTGAGATTCCACAGGTAACAAATTACCTTTGTTTTGTTGAATGTTTCTTTGAAGGAGGTTAGCGTAATAATCTCTAGACGATCCTCCTAATCCTTCTCCTTGCGAACCTTGGGTTGCAAGATATGCTCTTCTTTGTTCATCTGTTAGTCCACTTAGTTCTTGCATAGAACCTGGGAGTTTCATTTCAGTTGGAGAGTAAGGTGCTTCTGCACTGCCTCCGCCTCCATCACCTTTTGATTTATCATAGTATCCTGGTTGTCCAGAAGCTCCAGACGATAAACTTCCAAAATAACCTTCCGAACCTAAAACTTGTTTTTGACCAGGAATAACATCCGCAACTTTGGCTATACCTCCTCCTAATTTGTCATAGAAAGTTCCAACTCCAGGAATTCCCCTTACAGCTTCTCCACCAAGATTCCCTATTTGTGCTAGAGGTTTCCCAAGTGTAGCCCTAGTAAAATTCTTATAACTTTTTCCAAAGCCAAATTCAGCTGCGCCAGTAGTAGGGTTGATATTTTCAAAACCAGACCCAACCATGTGCGTGCGATAGTCTTCATTTTCGTCAGACATTACCTTTTTCAACTTCACTAGAAAGTCAGGATGTTGAACCAAAATATCTTTAGGGATTACATAATCTCCAGGTGTAACATGCGCCATCATAGCATCACCTTTACGACCTTGTGCCGCTAATTCATCAGTTACCGGATTTTGGCTTCCGTAAGCCATAGCTAATTCATTTTCCATTTTATTTGTATAATTCTTGAGGTATTGGTAAAACTTGATCTAAAAATCCCGTCTCGTTCCCGTAACGATTTGGTGTAAGTGCTCCAGAACTTCCCATTGACCCTGCAACTTCTTCAATTCCTCCTCCTTGCATGTCATAGCCCGCTCCTTCGGCTTGTAATGCTTCCATAAGTGCTGCATCACCTGTTGCGTAATCGGACTCTGCATCCATAGCTCCATTTTGTCTTTGTCCATATTGTTGCATTCTTTGCTCGTTATTTATATAAAGATAAGCCAAGTGTTTCTTGCGGTGGTCTTGTAAGGCAGGTAAAACATCTTTGTATTCTTCTTTGTCTAACTCTTCAGCGAAAGGACCAGCTAACAATTCATCAATTTTCTTAATATGTTGAACATGGTCTTGATCTGGGAAAACATCAAATAAAGGTCTTTCAGCGGCAGGCATCATATAATACATGTTTTCCTGACTCTGATCGTCAATTCTTTTTGGTTCTGGTGGAGCAGGTGGTTCTGGTAGAATATCTTGAATGTCTTCAATATCCATAGCCTCTAACATTTTTTTAGAAACTTCATACAAAGATTTTTGGTCTTGAGCCATTAATGGATTAGACAAAGCAAATTGGTATAAAGTTTGTGCTTTAGCAATCTTTTGTTGTTTAGTGATGTTTCTAGGATCGAAGATAGGAACTACTCTTAAATCAGGAGCATAATCTTCACGAGTTACATCTACTACGCCTCTTTTATCAACATAGAATGACTCTTGAGCAAGATACTTACGATTTAAATTGTAAAGCTTTTCTAACTCTCCACTAAAAGAAACTGCCATTTGCTCCATTACAGAGGTTGGCATTTGTAGAGATTGCTCTAACATTGTAGAAATAGTGACTGGCT